TTCACTGAGTGGCAAGCTTACTACCTCTGCACGGGTAATGCGATCGGCAATATATTTCAGATCGCTGAGGCCGCCTGTAGCTGGAACCTGGTCTACCGCGATACGCGTGCATCTGGCGGCTCATTCACGGGAACGCTTGCGCCGCTTGATTGCACGCCGACTGGTGCATTCCAACGCGCAAGCTTAGTGTCAGGCGCGTCGCCTGGCGGCACGCTAGTGCAGACAGTCTACCAGTACCCGTATGTCGGCGGGTCAAACATGACCTACGATGCGGGGCATAGTCCGAACTTCTCGTATCTTGCTTTCATGATGACTGGCGATCCCTACTATCTGGAAAACATCCAGTTCCAGATGAACAGGGACCTGCTCAACTTTGGACAAGGGTTTCGCTACTCAAACTCCGGCCGGTATATGGCATGGCCGATTCGCACTGCAATGATGGCAGTGATTTGCACTGGAAGCAGTACGCCAAATTGGTTGCTGTCAAAAACGCAAGTCAATACCATCCTGACGCAATATGGGAATACGATTACGCAGTGGGTGACGACAACGCCCAGCAATTTGTGGACCGGCTTAAATATGTACACGCCGAGCGTAGCGGATCCGCTGGTCGGTGTGGTGTCGCCATGGGAGAATGACTATCAGACAATCATAGCAAACCTTGGCGTCTACTGGAACACGAATGGCGTACTGACAGTACCGACAGGCATCCTTACGCTTGCAGCAGGCTTGATCACAAGTGCAGTCAACCGGACGAATGGCACGAGCGGGTGGAACAAGTCGATGCCCAACTGGTATGATGCGCCAGTCGGGGGCATTGCAACGCTTGATGCAAGTACGCCGCTCAATATAGGCGACACGACGATCACGTTGAATCCAAGTTGCGCACTTGCATTCGCTAATGCAGTGAGCGGCGGGCTCTACCCGACGACAGCAGCGCCTTCCGCCATCTTCCCGTCGACGTTTCCATTCAACGTCGTCATCGCTGGTAACACCTATACGATCACGAGCTTCGCGTCTGCGACTGTCTGGAATCTCAGTGCACCGAGCACGCATGCGGCTGGTGTAAATCAGCTTGTATGGGGACCGAATGTCACGAATTGGCCTGATGAGTGGAACTTCCAAAACACAGCAGGCGCGACAGAAGGGTTCACGCCAATCGACAACACGCATCTCGTCAACACGGGTACAGGCATTGCTGGGTTTTACCCGTACTTCAACATTCTACGTTGCGGGATGGCGATGGGCTTCACAGCAGGCACTGCGGGGTCTGTCAATCCGACAAGCTACCTTAATGGGCAACTTGCATATGCAAACGTCGTCTCCTCATTCAGGTCCGATTGGAAATGGATGATCAGCCCGACGACATGACGCTCTAGAAAGCGCGCGAGCGGATCGGGTATATTATGCGCGCTAGCCTACAACCCTAAGATGAGGTCAGGAAATGAAAGCCTATGTACTTGCTGGCGTGCTGCTGCTCGCCGGAATTCAGGTCGGCATGGCAGCCGATACACCTCCGCCCCGCGTCATCGATATGACAGTCGTGCTCAAGGATCCGCAAGGCAAGCCGATCATCGATCAGTTGGAAGGCAAGGCGGACGCTACGAAGCCCGGTGGTATCGATTGCTCGGCATGCGGCAACTTGACAGTCGGACATGCAATCGCGAATGCGCTGTTTGCGAACTTGCCTAGCGAAACGAATGCGCAGGGTGTCAGCAGCGTATCGCCTGAACAGAAGTGGGCGCGTGGTGCGCTTGCTGAGCGCATCAAGGACGACAAGACAGCGACGCTCACGGCGAGTGAGATCGTCGTCGTCAAGAAGCTTGTTGGTCAGGTCTATGGCACGAACGTGATCATGCAGATCTTCCCGCTGCTTGATCCGTCTGACAAACCGCCGCCGCTTCAGTAATGCTGCGACTGCTGCTACTGGCGGGGCTCATTGCCCCGCCTACTCTTGCTGCTGTTGCGTATGCGCAGACTGCAAGCGTTACTATCGGTGGTGACATTCCGCCTTGCTACGAGCAATCCGGCTGCAAACTACCGCTATCATGGGATACTTTGTTTAGCATCAGTAAGCTAAACCCTGGTGAGCAGCGCAAGGGAACAGGCATGCAGTTTGGTGAGCTTGCAATCCCAGGGTACGCGGAGAACACGTTGGTGCTGCCAGATAGCTTCAAGCCGGTGATCACTTGCTACAAGCATGGCACGCGTCCATTCCTTGTGACAGATAGCAGTGGTACGCAGCTGTTCGAGATTACCTGCCCTTAGAATGGCGCAGAAGCCAAGCAACCTGCAGATCATCGACAATCTGCCAAAGGTCGTGGCGGCTATTGACTACATGACAACGCAGAAGGTGATGGTCGGCATCCCTGACACGGCTGCCGGACGCAATGACGGATCGCCGATCAGCAATGCGGTCATAGGTTACGTCATGGAGACAGGCGAACCTGGGCATAATGTTCCAGCGCGCCCGTTTCTTGTGCCTGGCGTCGAGAGCATTCAGAAGGAGATCGTGGCGGATCTGCTAATAGCAGGGCGCCTAGCGCTGGACGGGGACAAGCCTGCTGTGCAACGCAAGCTCCAAGCGCTAGGGGTGAAGGCGCAAAATGCGGTGCGTTCTAAGATCTCATCTAACATCCCTCCCCCGCTTGCGGAGAGCACAGTCAAGGCGCGCTTGCGTCGGACGCGTAAGGGGACGGCGATGCTCAAGAGCTTGCAGCAGCAGACGATGAATCTCGTCTACTGGGGCAAGAACAACCTGACGACGTTGATTAACACCGGCCAGTTGCGGCAGTCGATCACCTTTGTGATCCGCTCGCTACCTGCGCAGAGATGGAGGCATGGGAACGATGGCAAGTAGAACACTGGACGCAATCGCGACGCAGCGTCGTATGGGCGCGTCGTCAACTGACGCCATCCAGCGCGTAGCGCATGATTATGGCGTGCCTGGTATGAAGAAGGGTCAGCATAAACGTGGGTCTAATGAGGCTAACTTTCAGAGTCGCGTTCATGCGCGTTCACAGCCTATCCACTCGGAGATTCATAACAAGTTCGAGAAGGAAGGTTGGAAGTTTGAGGGAACGAACCGCGGGAGTTCGAGCTATCTGCATCCATCGGGTCAGTCGTCAGCAACTGTGACAAAGAAGGGTAAGATTCGGGGCATTGGTATGCATACGCCCGCCTTTGTTTCAGCTTCGCGCACAGCTGGTACTGGGCGCGGGCGGGGGAATGCGCGTTAATGGCGACCATTGATCTCAGCGATATCGTCGATGACGTCGACTTCGACATGGAGTTCCGCGTCGTCCAGGCAATTGAGATAGTTGGGAGCAATGGTCGCGCGACGTTCACGAACAAAACGATTAAGACGCACGGTTCTGTGCAGCCAGCAACGCCACGCGGCTTGCAGCTATTGCCAGACTCCGTTCGCGTTGAAGGTGCGCTGACAATCTACACGCGCTACCCGCTGCGCATCAACGATGGTGTGCGTGCTGCGGACACAGTGCTGTGGGAAGGACGGCGGTATGTCGTGTCGAATGTGCAACCCTGGTCGCAATGGGGCAGGGGGTTTATCAACGCGACCTGCACGCTACATGACCTGACCGACCAGTCGCAGCCCGAAGATAGTGATGGCGATGAAGCAGAGGATGATTGCGATGAGTAGGACATTGGATGCACTTGCAACACAGCGCAAGCTTGGCGCATCCGCAACCGATGCTATCCAGCGCGTAGCGCATGATTATGGCGTGCCGGGCATGAAGAAGGGTCAGCGTAAGATGCCTGAGGTTAGAGGGCAGAACAATTATAGTTTCACGCATGGTAAAGCGCCGCGCGGCAGAGGCAATTGGGCATTCAAGCATGAGGGGGGTGCTCTACACGGGCAAACGACATTCCATAGCGGATCCTTCAAGGAAGCGACTCATGCTGCACGTAAGCATGGGCAGCAGCATGGATCGCATACAATACACGTGCAGACTTAACTAAGTGAGCGAGACGAACTCCAACACATCTGCTACTGGCGGGCCGCTTCTCCCAGCGCAAAACCTTGTCATTGACGATGACGCGTTCGCTGACCTCATTCAGTCCGTCGTCGCTGGCATATTGACGCTTCCCCCATCGCTTGTCCGTCCGCGTTGGCAAGCGCCGACAAACGATCCCAACCTACCGCCAACGCAACCTTCGCCCAGCACCGACTGGTGCGCGATCGGCATTGTGACGCAAGCGCAGGATGGTTGGGATTATGAGTATGAGCTAGCAACGCCGCAAGGGATTGGCTCGCTCAACCAAGCGGTCTATGAAGAAATCGGCTTGCTCGCATCGTTCTATGGTCCGCATGCGCGCGGCAATGCATCGCTCCTGCGCCGCAGCCTGCAGATCAAGCAAAACCTTGACCCCCTGTACAAGCAGGGCGTCAAGCTGCGCGGCATCGGCACCATTCGTGCAGTCCCCGAAGCCGTTAACCTGCAATGGATCTCACGCGTCGACTTGGAGATCAACCTGACACGCGAGATCATCACGAC